GATTAATATTCTGGTCGGAAGCGGAGGAGAGAATTGGATTCTCCCACAGGCCCTAAGGCCCAACCGTCCCTTAGTAGGGCGGCCTCCACCCGAGCTTGATGCTGACGTGCTCGGGGCGTCCAGAACGCTCCAAGTGCTCATCATCAACGTTGGCATCGCTGATGTGAGACTCCTGGCCATATGCCTTAAGAATCTTAAGGTATGGCTGGGGTGTCTTACAGAGACACTTAAGCATGGCACCGCTCCCATCGAGAGGATCTCGAGGGGATTCGGAACGCACATAGTAGCCCTTGGTTAGAGGGCCTTGCGTGTTCGGGTGTAGTCTCTGGAATTGATAACCCAGAAACGACACCCTGCCAAGCAATGGCGATGTCGGTGCTACATTGGGGAAATGAATCAACATTTTGCCCAAGTAGTTATCCAACCATCGAGCGCCAGACCAGACACCTCCTCGGTAGAAGAGGTTCCTGGTTTCGACGGCCGATATAACGCCATTCGCGTCCTGCCGTGATGTTGGGAGGATGCGACGGACTTTGACAATACTAACGTCATGCCCGTCGTAAAACTCCTTTCCGCAAGACTCTCTGAACCTTCCGGTCCAGTAAGACTTGCCGACGTTAACACGAAACCCAAAAGTTTCGAGTTCGTCGACCACGGACAGTACATAGTCTCTGGGGACAATGAGATCGTCCCCAAAGACACGCACCTGCTTGGAGAAACGTTTGACAACGTCCCTCCGAGAAAGCGGGGCACCTAGCTCCCTTTCTATCCCCATAAAGATCACGGTCAGGAAGACCATGGCCTCCATTGGGAAGCAGAGAGCTGAACCCATAGACGCAAACTTGGCAAGGCGAATAACGCCGTGCCCAGTCACATCAGCCTTCCGACTCCTACACGCTTGGACTGCCCATAGCAAATTTGGGAAGTCCTCGAGTAGGAGACGTACATGCTGATTCGAAACACGGTCGGAAGCTTCACTCATATCGAGTGTGGCTAGTTCCCCACTGTGGGAACCGCTACATGCCAGAGCCCGGTTGGGCTCTTGGTCTGTAAATCCGACCATGCGGTGCAGGATACCATCCTGTTCAACCGCATCATAGATCTCACGCCTGAGAGCCTGCTGCGCATATTGCATCGCAGTAGGTTCAATTGCAATGATCCTTGGTGTTTTGAGCGTTTTAGGTACGGTGATAACCTTTACAGGTATCTCCGCACCGGGTTCGAGGATGTCGAGCGTTTGGTTCAGCTCCTCCACGTAATGTGGATGGAGATTAGGAATAAGGTTATCCCTAGCGGGAAAACCACCTTCCTCCAAACGTGCCGGCCAGGTTCGCTGATTCCACTTACCATTACTGGTAAGCTTATCAGCAACAGCGCCTGGTCCATGCATAGGGATGATATCGCCTACGAGGACTTTGTAGTCCACGGAAGCAAGAGCATCCTTAAATAGCATGGATGCAATACGTTGGAAGTTGGCCTTGTAAGCCTCATCCAACATTGCATCAGCGTATCGAACATCCTGCTCACACTGGACGAACTCAGACATAGCTCGCCTCTCACGTCTCGGTGTTACCACCGATGAAGACACCGCTTTGGTATCTTCAGGGAGGGCGATCTTGCTAAACATCAACGTTAGTTGACGGATAGCATAGATTGCTTCTATATCTGGATCGTCCAGAAGTGCGCCACTACTTAGGTCGAACACACGTCCAAGGAAACCTTGTAGGAATACAGGGAGACCAGTACGACGATTCATCTTGAAAGATGAAACGTCCGAAGGGACGACGAAACCTTGGTCAAGCCACTTTTGGGTAGCTTTTCCAAAGTCCGCCAGGGTTATCGCAAGAAACGATAACCCCTCGTGTTCAGACCGCCTCAGGACGGTTTTTACATCCTGAGTGGCGCTAGTACAGCATCGTGCAGCCAAATCAACGGCTACACAGGACCAGAGAGACATCAGGCTTTTCACTGTCCCCCTTTATATGAGGTGTTCAGATCCCTAGCCTACGTCACATGATGCTTCGATGTGTCCGAGTACTACTCGAACGTGTACCCGTCTACTTCTTCGAAGGAGACGAAGTACGCGGGCTTGACCCAGATGCGTTCCACGATCGTGAAGTCCACCTTCTGAATCAGAAGGCGAAACTCCACGGCATCGAGAACGATGACAACCCGATCTTCATCGGGATTGTCCTCAAGCTCGTACAGGTAGATTGACTCTACCGGCAACGAGTTTAAGATCACCTCGTCAAGCAGAATTGGGTACGCGACCCAGATATAGCTGGTGTTCATATCACTGGCTTTCTGGGCGAGCGCCCATTCGTTTGAGTTCACAACGATACATCGGTTCACTCCATCCTACTGGCAGATAGAACTGCCTTGCAGGATGGCATCACCGATTAGGTACAGAAGGTTACCTGCGAAGACCGACCAAACGAGAAGCTTTTTGCTTACCGTTGTTCGGGCGTCGTAGTCTTCCTTCCTCCTTCCGCCGTACTGGCGGTTGGGTCGAGGGTTAACCCTCTTATCTCCGGACTTTCGTCCGGGGACATAGGGTTTACCCATGTCCTAATTACGCCAACCACACATTGCAAGTGGGTACGAATCCGTTAGGACTCGCCACCCAGGAGCTTTGTGATGATGGCGTCGGAAGTCGCCGTGTAGAAGCCCTTGAAGGCCACATACGCGGCGAGTTGCTCAGCGACCGTATAGCCGGCGGCAGGCGTGTCGAAGACGATGTAGTTACTCATCGTCACCTTCACGTTCTCCGCAGGCTTGAACGGATCGGTGGTCAACTTCCCGGTGTCGAACCGCAACATCCTTCTCGCACGGCCGTTCTTGCCACCGTACTGGTGGCTGGCGGTAATGCGATGGAGGCCATCCCCACTGGTGTACTCACCGGCGTTCTCCTCGCCCGAATCGGTGCGAGGGAGGCTGATGGGCCCACCCAGATAGGTGATGGACAGCGGATCGGTGAATGACATAGGCATCTCTCCTAGGGCCTTTATGGCCCCATTGGCGTTTTGACTGCTAGAACAGCGGCTCTTAGCGCAAACCCTTGGATAAACCAAGTGCGCCAAGAATGGCTTTCTGGGCTAGTGACAAACTATCCCAAGAAATGCCGAATCCATACGGATTAGCCCTTCGTCGTTGCTTCGTTTCTACAACGAATTTAACGACTCCGGTTCTCACGCCCTCGTCTTGAAAGACAAAGGGATCGCGAGAGGTATAGGTCGTGGTAGCAACAGTATGTTGCATCATGTACCCATACCGCATAACCAGGGCATCGCCAGCGAATGCTGAAACGTTATGTAAAACGTCACCGGTATTTGCAAACCAGTCAATCGCCCAACTCCACGGAGTCAGATTCCAAACGGCCTCTGGTGTTATCGATGTGTCGAACAAATTGCTCAACATATCGCGTGCACCTCTCATATTCTTCCGGCTTACCCAGTCGGAAGGAAGATGGTAGGTGAACGCACCAGAGAACCAACGTCGTTTGACTATTTCAATTTCATAGTCAATGACGTGAGTCTGGCCCGCACGTTCCAACCGAGATTGACGTGGTCCATAAAATGGGCACGTTATACTCGAGAAGGAACCGCGGGCAATACTCCGTTCCTCCGGAAAACGGTACTGACGACGAACCATCTTTCCAGCATCACGCTCGTATTGAGTGATGATGCGCTCAGCTTGATGAATCTGCTGAGCGACACTATTCATGTCTCGGAAAATGGGTTCCCATCCGAACTTTAGGTTCAGATAGTCGTCGCCCGTATGCTTGCCAAGCTGTTTGGCTTGCCAAGCATCATATACGGGTTTGGTCCGATCCTCCCATAGCTTGAACTTCGGTCGGGGTATACCCTCGCGAAGAATCTCGCCCAGGAAGGTAGTCAGACTAATAACCGCATTTGTAGGTGCCACCCTTGCTACAGCAGTAGCTCCCAGCGAGTCAAGCTGAGAGTTAGTTGCTGCAGATGCATCGGGAAAACCCAGTGCATAATCAGAGGGGTTAATCGGCCAGACAGGACCATCGTAAGCATAGCTTTCGAAGATCCCGCCACCGACATTGAAATTATTCACTTCAGAATGGCCTGGTGTTCCTAACAGAACAGCATGCTTCTTCTGAGTGAAGAAATCACCACCTACATCACCCTGTTCACGGTTGTTAAACCAATCAGGGTGGTTTTCCGACTCAGTTACCTGAGTACCAGGGTAGAGACCCAGATTCTGCTTTTGCACCGTGGTAAATGAACCAGGTGACAATCGCTTTACTGTTGTGGTCCCTATGCCAAAATTGGCATGGTCTATTTCACGACTTTTCTTTGTCGTGGTATGGCCCCCCTTGGTGAGTGGAGAATATGGTCCTGGGGGGTAATCCCCCCAATCACTATCAACACCGTACCCGAAACGCAACTACTCGGCGTATGGGCCTTATAGGCATAGATAGTG